CCATCAGGAGGGCAGCGAGGACGGGACCATCCCGCCTCGCCCGTACCTGGGCATGAACGACGAGAACGAGCAGGACGTGCTCGCCGTCGTGGACGACTTCCTCGGGACGCACCTCGCGCGCGAGGGCCTGTCATGATCCCCGTGCGCGACGCCATCGTCCAGGGCCTCAAGGACGAGGACCTGGGCTTCGTTTCGGTCGAGGGTCACGACGGCGACTTCAACCTCGCCGAGATCCGCAAGCACTTCGGCCACGGCAACGCCGCGCGCGTCGTGTGCACGGGCGTTGCCGAAATCGAGCCGCAGGGGGACATGCCCGTCGCCCGCACGCAGTGGGCGGTCTTCGTTGCCGCGCAGTCCCGCACGGCGAACGATCCCGACGGCGCCGCTTCCGCGGGTGATGCCGCCCTCGCGCTCGCGACGAAGCTCGTCGCGCTCGTCATGAAGCGCGGGCAGCACTGGAACGACACCGCCTTCCGCGCCCCCGAGGGCGTGAAGATGCGCAACCTCTACAGCGGCAAGCTCGCCGACCGCGGTATTGGCCTGTGGGTCGTGACCTGGGACCAGCTGTTCGAGATCACCGACCAGCTCGAGAGCTCGCTCGACCAGCTGCTGCAGATCCACACCGACTACGACGTCGGGTCGGGTCCCGATCACGCCACCGACACGGAGTACTCGTGATGTTCGTTCGCCCCCTCAAGCCGCGTGTCATCGACCCCGCGACCGGCAAGCCGCTGCCTGCCGAGGGCGCGGCCGTCCGGCCGTCGTCCTACTGGTACCGCCGTCTGCGGGACGGCGACGTCGCCGAAGGTCAGGCGAAGAAGCCGGCGCCGAAGAAGACCGCGAGCGCGAGCTCGAGCAAGACCGAGGAGAGCTGACCCATGGTCGCGTTCAACAAGATCCCGTCGAACAACTTGGTGCCCGGCGCGTACGCCGAGTTCGACAAGTCGGGCGCGCTACAGGGCACCCCTGCGAAGCCGCGTCAAGCGCTCATCATCGGCATCGTGCCGGCGAGCTCGAGCGGTCCAAAGGAGACGCCGCAGGCGATCACCTCCGGTCCCGAGGTCCTCGAGAAGTGGGGTGCGAGTCAGCTCGCGGCCCTCGGCGAGGCGTTCACCCGCGTCAAGCGCGACCTGCCCATCGACGTCATCGCCGTCGACGAGCCGAGCGGCGGTGCGGCCGCCGTCGCGAACCTGACGATGTCCGGCACGGCGACCGAGGACGGGACGCTCAACGTCTACGTTAACGGCATCCGCCTGCAGGTGGGCGTGAGCAACGGCGACGACTGGATCGCCATCGAGACGGCGATCATCACGGCGATCACCGACGCGGCCACCGGCACCTACAAGTGGCTGATGCCGCTGTCGGCCGCCGACAACACTGGCACCCTCGAGGTCACGGCCAGCGAGAAGGGTGAGCACGGCAACGACATGACGTTCAGCGTGGCCGACGGCCCGCAGGACAAGATGCCGGCCGGGCTGACCATCGACTCACAGTCGAGCTTCGCCGGCGGTTCGGGCGTGCCCGACCTCACGAATGCGATCGCCGCCTGGGCCGACACGCAGTACGACACCGTCGTCACGGGCGTCACCGAGGATACCGAGCTCGGCAAGCTCGAGTCCGAGATGGCGACGCGCTGGGGCCCGATGATCGCCAAGGACGGGCTCATCTTCGGCGCGATCCGCGGCACGCACGGCGACCACACGACGTACGCGGGCAACCGCAACAGCCCGTACTGCTCGATTCTCGGCACCGGCGAGAGCCAGACCCCGCCGTGGGTGTGGGCGGCGCAAGCCGCCGCGCGCGACGCGGAGATCATGTTCTCGCCTCGCCCCCGCTTCGGCCGGACGCTGCCGGACGTGATCCCCCCGCGGAAGGACAAGCGCTTCGATCGCGCCGAGCGGCAAACGCTCCTCGGGGAAGGGATCAGCACCTACAAGGTGGGGGCTTCGGGGACCGCGCTGCTCGAGCGCCTGATCACGACGTACACGGAAGACGAGGCGACCGGCACGCCGGATCCCGTATACCGCAACGTCTCGACGATGCGGAACCTCGCGTATCTGCGGTGGTCGTGGAACCTCCGCCTCGAGCTCAAGTACCCCGACTACGACGTGGCCGACGACGGGACGCAGTTCGACCCGGAAACGAAGGTCGTCACTCCGAGCGTCATCCGGGGCGAAGCGGTCGCGTGGTTCGGGCAAATGGAGAAGCGCGGCCGAGTCGAGAACAAGGAAGCGTTCAAGGCCGCGCTCGTAGTCGACCGCGCAGCCGGCAACGTCAACCGCATCGAGGTCCTGAACCCGCCGGACCTCATCAACGAGCTCGTCGACATCGCCACGCGCTTCGCGTTCCGCCTGTAAGGAGAGCCTGAGATGCAGAACACCGGACGGGTCACGGTCAAGGTCAACGGCGACACGCTGCGGTCGAAGCCCGGCGCGTCGCTCAAGATCGGTGGCGTCTCGCGCGAGGCGGTGCCGAACGATCAGGGGACCGTCGACCACAAGGAGGCCACCGAGGCCGCCGAGGTCAAGTGCACGCTCGTGCACGTCGCGACCACCGACCTCATCGCGCTGCGGCAGATGACCGGCGGGACGGTGAACTACGAGACCGACACCGGCGTCGTCTACGTCGTGCCCGGCGCATTCACGACCGACGTCGGCGAGCTGAACGACGGCGAGGTCGAGGTCACCTTCATGGGCAACCCGGCGGAGCAGCTCTGAGATGGCCGACGAGCAGGGTGACAAGGAGCCGCAGAGCGACCGCATCCTCGAGAACGAGGACGGCACGATCGTCGTGCGCCTCATCCGCCCCGTGAAGGTCGACGGCGAGGAGTACTCGCGTGTCACGATCCGGGAGATGACGGGACGGCAGCAGCGGCTCACCGAGAAGGCCTCCGACGGCGAGCAGGGCACGCTGACGATGGACATCGCGAACGAGCTGTCGGACCCGGCGGGGATCGCGGACCTCACGCGCTGCCAGCAGGACCTCACCAACGTGATGGAGGCGACGCTGATGCAGGTGGGAAAATTCCAGGAGAGTGGCGCGCCTTCCTAGCGCTGCTCGGCACGGAGATGTCGTTCGGGAGCGATGAGCTCCTCGACATGCCCTGGAGCATCGTCAGGTTCTGGATCAAGGCGCTGGACGAGCTGGACAAGACGCGGAGGTAGGCTGACATGTCGCTCGACACCTCCATCGTCATCCGGCTTCGCGACGAGTTCACCTCCGGCATCAAGCACATCCGCGATGGCGTCGGCCGGCTCAAGGCCGACTTCAAGAAAGCAAGCTCGAGCTTCGAGGTCGCCGAAAACCTGAACGCCGGAGCGGAGAGCCTCGAGCGGGTCTCGCAACAAGCGCGGTCGCTCGTTGAGTCGCCGCTCCGATCGGCGATGGGCTTCGAGAAAGCACTTGGCGAGCTCAAGACGCGCTCCGGCGCGACGGCCGACGAGATGGAGCGGCTGCGGGGTATGGCGTTCTCGTTCGATCGCTTCGACCCGACCGCGGTCACCAAGTCGATGACCGAGCTCGCGCGCGACGGCAACAAGGCCAAGGACGTCCTGCAGAAGATCGGCACGGTGCTCGAGTTCGCCCGCGCCGAAGATGCGACCGACCGCATCGGCGAGATCTCCGACAAGCTCGGGAACATCCAAAACGCATTCAAGCTCCCGGATCTCCGGCGCGCGGCGAACATCATGGAGAAGACGGCGAGCAGCACCTCGCTCGACTTCTTCCAGCTCGCCGAGAGCATGAAGCAAGCGGCGCCGGCCGCGACGTCGACGGGCGTCTCGTTCGAATCAACGAACGCGATCCTGCGTGCATTCGCCGAAGGCGGCCTCAAGGGAGCGGAGGCCGGCACGGCGTTCCGCCAGGTCGTGGTCAAGCTCGCATCGGCGACACCGAAGGCGAAGAAGGCGCTCAAAAACCTCGGCGTCGATGCCATCGACTCCGAGGGCAACGTCCGCGACATGGTCACCGTCCTTGAGGAGCTCGACACGGCCATGAAGGGCGCCGGGTCCGGCGACAAGGCGAAGCTTCTCAAGGACCTCGTCGGCGAGGAGGGGTTCGCTGCGCTGCAGATCGGCACGCGCTTCGCCGGCACGGGCCAGATCCGCAAGTGGCGAAAGGAGGTCGAGAACGTCAACGACGTCGTCGGCCGCATGGCCAAGGGTCTCGGCGACAACACCAGCTCCGAGGTTGAGAAGTCTCGCGTTCAGTTCGAGAAGCTCAAGATCCAGATCGGCACGGAGCTCATGCCCGTCCTGACTGACCTGCTCAAGGACCTCAAGCCGGTCATCGACGACATCTCGGATTGGGTGGAGAAAAACCCCGAGCTCGTCCGGCAGATGGGGAGCTTCCTGATCAAGACGGCGGCGATCACCGCGGCGTTGTCACCGATGGTGCGCGCGATGGCCGCGGCGCAAACGACGTTCGGCGTCCTGCGCGCAACCACGGTCGGCCCCAAGGGGTTGGTCGCAGCGTTCAACGGTCTCACGACCGCCGCCGGAAAGAAGGGCCTCACGGGCGCCCTGGGCAAGGCGGGCCTGGCTGGCGCGATGGCGGCTGCCGCATTCGGCGCCTACGAGCTCGGCAAGGCGCTCCGGGAAGCGTACGAGGACGCCGGCGCGCATGGGATGTCGCGACGGGAGCGAAAGAAGGCCGCCGACTTCTACCGCGCGCAGGGCTACACGGGTGAGCGACTCAACCAGAAGGTGCATTCGACCCGGTTCATGGCGAACGGCAAGATCGTCTCCGCCGAAGGTGAGGTGATCCAGGAGGCGACGAAGGCGGGCAAGGAACGGCAGTCCGAGCTCGACAGCAAGATCCAGCGACGCAACGACCTGCAGCTTGTGCGTCGGCTCGCCGCCAACCAGGCGACGGCCGGCATCGTCCGCGGCGCACGGTCGGGCAACGAGGCGCAGGTGGCGAACGCGGAGGCCGCGCTCGCTTCGCGGGGGCTCACCGACGCCCAGGTCGACCGTATCGTCGTCGCGATCCAGGAGAGTCGGCAGCAGATCAAGGTGGACGTGCAGGGCGGCGCCCGTGAGGTCGATGCTGGGCCGGCGACGGTGGGGGACTGATGAGCTGGCGAGACCGACTGGAGCAGGCGAGCTTCCGCGGCGTGCCGTTCTACGTGGAAAGCGTCGACACGGGCATGGGCCGCCGGACCGTGGTGCACGAGTTCCCGGGGAAGGCGACGCCTCGCGTGCAGGACCTCGGCCGAGGCAAGACCCAGTTCGACGTCACCGCGTACGTCATCGGCGAGGACTATGACTTCGCCCGCGATCGCCTGGTGCAGGCGCTCCTCGAGGGCGGCCCCGGGCAGCTCGTGCATCCCTACCGGGGCATCTCCGACGTCGAGATCACCTCCCGGATCCGCGTGAGCGAGACGAAGCGCGACGAGGGGATGGCCTCCATCTCCTTCCGCTGCACCGTCGTGGTGCCCGAGTACCGCTACGCCCCGCCGGCGCGCCCGGATGCGAAGGCGGCGCTCGAGCAGGCCGCGCTCGCTGCAGCGGCGGCGGCTGCGGCCGACTTCGAGGCGCGCTTCGACGTCGGGGGCCTGCCGTCCGGCTTCCGGCTGTCGGCCGCGAGTGCGATCGCCGACGTCGCCGCGAAGGTGGGCGATGCCCAGGCGCAGATCAGCGCGCAGCTCAGCGTCGTGAGCAACGTGAGCGGCGCGATCAACGAGCTCACCACCAACGCCTCGGCGCTGCTGTCGACCCCGAGCCAGCTCGCGAGCGACGTGCAGGGGCTCATCTCTTCGGCTGTCGCCGCGGTGAAGGTGCCGGCCGCGGTGGCTCGTCGGCAGGTCCGCAGCCTGCTCCGCGCGCAGGACGCCGTCTCGGGCTTCGCCGATGCCTACCGGCCCATCCCCAAGCTCACCCCGAGCCGGACCCAGGAGGCGAACAACCGCTCGGCCATCACCCGGATGGTGCGGGCGACGACGGCGGCCGAGGTCGCGCGGACCACGACGGCCGTGCCGTTCCCGAGCCGTGACCTCGCTGAGGAGGCCTCCGCGCGCATCACCGAGCTCATCGACGACGTCGCCGCCACCGCGCCCGACAGCCTGTACGAGGAGCTCGTGACGATGCGCGCCGCGACGGTGCTGCATCTCGACGAGGTGGCGCGCAGCGTCCCGGAGCTGGCGACGTTCACGCCGCGCGAGGAGATGCCGGCGCTCGTGCTCGCGCATCTGCTCTACGGCGATGCTCGGCGGGCGGACGAGATCGTCGCCCGCAACGACGCGCGGTACCCGGGCCTGCTCGCGCCGGGCGAGCCCCTCGAGGTCCTCGGTGAGTAAGGAGCCGCCGCATGAGGTCGAGCTCCGGGTGGGCGGGGGGGTCTACGGCGGCTGGAAGTCCGGGCGGCTCACGCAGAGCCTCGAGCAGCTCGCGGCGACGTGGAGCCTGAAGTACTTCGACGCTTGGGCGCGCGACGACAAGCCCTGGCCCATCGAGGAAGGCGACGAGGTCGAGCTGCTCATCGACGGCGAGCGCGCGACCGTCGGCTACGTCGATGACGCCGACAGCGGCTACAGCGCGCGGAGCTGGGACCTGTCGGTGTCGGGGCGCTCCCGGCTCGGCGACCTCGTCGACTGCAGCGCCATGCGGCAGGGGAAGCAGTGGCTCAACACGGGCCTCACGGACATCGCCGTTGACCTGGTCGAGCCCTTCGGCCTGACGCCGCAGTTCGTCATCGACGAGGGAGCGCCCTTCCGGCGGTTCAAGTTCGAGCCGGGGGAGAGCGTGCAGACCGTGTTGCAACGCGCGGCGAAGCTCCGGGGCTTCATCCTCACTGACGACCGCGGCGAGCTCGCCATCGCCCGGCCTGGCAGCGAGGGGATCGCGGACACGCTGCGGCGCGGTGAGAACATCCTGCGCGGGCGCCGGCGCGGCTCGTGGCGGCAGCGTTTCTCGGAGTACCACTTCCACGGGCAGACCCAGGCCACGGACGAGATCACGGGCAAGAGCGCCTCGCAGCTCGCCGGCACCATCACTGACCCCCAGCTGAGCCGCTACCGCCCCATGGTCGTCATCTCGGGCGGGCAGGACGGCGATGGGGATCTCGGCAAGCGCGCGCTGCTCGAGCGCAACCAGCGCGCCGGCCGGGGCGAGCGGCTGAGCTACACGGTCGAGGGCTTCCGCACGAGCGGGGGGGATCTGTGGCTACCGAACCGGCTCGTGAAGGTCGAGGACCCGGCGTTGCGCGTGGACGCCACGCTGCTCGTGGTGATGGTGGACCAGGCGTTCGGCCCCGACGAGGAGATGGTGACGAAGCTCGAGCTCACCCGGCCCGAGGCCTTCGACCAGGTCGA